AGTCAACGGAACTTTTAGACCTAGCGATTGAGACCATTCTCAACGGCAACCCGGGCTACGCTCACGTTTCAAGTGTGGGCCAACCATACGCTTTACAAACCAACAACGCAGAGTTTCTTGCAGCTAACATTTCTGTAGATCTCCGCATAACCCTTTAAGGACACAAAATGGCTATTGCTATCCCAAGAGTGATTGCAAGAAACATCACTCTAACCATCGACGGTGTTGACTACGCACCACAGGTAAACATGGTCGAACTAACTTTGGGCGACGCTCCTGGTGGCGTTCAGGCGTTTACTGAAGTCCGTCCAGACGGCGAGTGGGCGATGCAAATCGACGCTTACTACTCACAGGACGGCGACTCACTAAACCGTTTGCTATTCAACGAGTTTGGTAACGAAATTCCATTCATCATCAACCCAGGCGGCGGAACCATTGGTGCAGACAACCCTGCATACACCGGCACCCTGATTGTGAACGAACTCCCACCACTATCCCTAACCTCGAACGAAGAAGTATCCTTCTCGGTTACCTTGCGAGTAAAGAACACTGGTCTAGATGTAGCCAGCAAACTTTACTACGGTTTAACCATCGACATCACTCCGTAATCGGCTAAGGCGTTCCTATGGCTTACAGGCCTAAAGCAAACGAACAAGCAATCAGCATTGACGGCTTGGCTGAATGTTTTAGGGCTTTGCGAGCCGTAGGAACTCCTGTCGAAGCAATCAAGGAAGCCAACCGAGAGTCTGGCGAAATTGTTGCCAAAACGGCTAGGAACATCGTTCCTGTTCAATCTGGTGCTTTACGCCGCACTATCCGAGTAGCCAACGTTTCAACAAACGTAAAGATTAGGGCTGGAAGTGCCAGGGTGCCTTATGCCAACCCAATTCACTGGGGATGGTTTAGGGATCGTAAGCGTGGCTTCAATCGCAACATTCTTCCGAATCCATTTATGGCTAAGGCTCTTGGTTACACTAGAGAAGAAGTGTTGAGAAACTACGTCACCAACATTCAGAAACTAATAAAAAAACATGAATCAAATAAAGGAAAATAAATGAACTTCGACAACATTCCAATCAAAGTTATTGAGCAAGTTGAAATTGAAACCGGCTTCTTAATTGAAGACCTTTTCAAAGGAGATAACAAATCTCCGTATCGTAAACGAGCCATCGCTTATCTTTCAGCTCGTAGCCGTGGTGAAGTTGTTACCTGGGAAGAAATGGGCGACAAAACAGTTTTGGAACTTACAAGCATGATGGGTGCTGACGAAGACGACCCAAAAGAGTAATACGGAGCAAGCAAACGGAACGAATGGCAAACTTCTGCATCCAATTCCAGCAAACTCCGGCAACTTATTACTCGCTAACAGTTAGTGAAGTGGCAGCCTTTTGGGAAGCCATCGCACCTAAAACAGATTTAAGAGGACTTATCTAATGGCCAACAAACTATTCGCTGAAGTAGTGATCGCTGGTTCTTACAAGAACCTGGCTAAGTCCACTCGTGGTGCGACCAAAGAACTAAACATCTTCGAGAAGAACGCTAAGAAGATTAGCGGTGCGATTAGTGCCGCTTTTGCTGGTATCGCTCTTGCAGGAATAACCGCTCTTGCTGACGCTCTAATTGACATGGCTAAAGCAGCTGCAACTGACCGTCAATCTATGGCTTTGCTAAACAAGACTCTTGAACAGAACTGGGGAGCAACAGCCGAAACCACTAAAGGGATTGACGACTACATCACCAGCATTTCCTACATGACCGGTATCGTCGATGACGACCTACGCCCAGCGTTCGCCAAGATTGCTCGAGTAACTAAACAGGCTGGCTCTGCCCAGAAGGCTTTTGGCCGTGTGCTAGACATTAGTGCTGGAACAGGTAAAGACGTCAACCTAGTTGCTCAGGCATACTCCAAATACTTAGGCGGAAACAAGACCGCTCTCGACAAGCTCATTCCTGGTCTAAAAGACGCAGGCAACCGCATGGGTTTCATCGATGAGAAATACAAAGGCTTAGCAGCCGTCGCAGGCGACAACGATCCGTTTGCCAAAATCAATGTTGTCATGGGTGAGTTCCAAGAAAAGATTGGTAAAGCACTCCTTCCACTTGTCGACAAACTAAGTGCCTGGCTAACTTCACCAGAAGCCACTGAACAAATGAATAAGTTTGCCGACTCAATTGCAGACATGTTTAGTTACTTCCAAAGCCCAGCAGGCCAAACCGCCATGCAAGAGTTCCTTGATTCAATCATTGCCATCGCTGACGCAATCACCGACCTAATGGCACAGTGGAGACAACTAGAACCAATCCTGAACTTCACCAACGGCCTTGCAAACACTTTCAACCCATTCTCAAGTCTCATGCCTTCACTCGCTGGTCTTGGAATAGGGGGAACAAGCCCGACCGCTACAACTGGAGCAAACGGTGCACCCGTCTACATCACCGTCAACGCACCATCAGTAAACGCCCAAGACGTAATCAAATCCTTGCAAGGTTCAGCACGTTCCAAGGGTGTTAGTTTGCAGAGTCTGCTCCGCTAATGGCTGCAACTACTAGAACCTATCTACCGACCGACTGGCAGGTGTGGACTTACGCACCAGTCGCCGGTAAGTTTCGCCTAGACTTCTCGCTCCTAGACGGCTCTGACGTGCTTGGTGGTGTGTCGGATGAGGGTGGCATGGCTGTGCTCGACGTAAACATCAGCTCAATCATGCTGGAAGATGGCCAAAGACCAACACAATCCGTATTTGGTGTTGTTTCGCCCGGAACTGCAACTATCACCGCTTCTTACACTGGCTGGTCGGCGTCTTTAGTAAAAGACCTTTACCCCGGGAAAGTTATTGCAATCACGTTAAAAAACCAATCGGCTTCAGACATCGACGTTTACGGACGTAATAGCGTTTACTTTTTAGGCACAATTACAAGCTCTAATTACCAAGTCGATCCAATCAACCTAGTAACAACTTTCAACATTGACTGCGAAGACATTTTCAGCAACGCCTTGAATCAATCACTTGAAGTAAACCGCTCCACATCATCAACCAAGTCATCAGTAGTGTTCGCCGCCATCGACGGCAACCCACAACTATTCGACCCACACCTAAACATCAGCCCAGACATTGACCTAACCGCCAACTTTGAAACCACCAGCACCGAATCACGTTCACTAGGTGAATGGCTAGATGATTTTATTCGCACCTACGTCGCAGTGCCAATCAACCGCTGGCAAATAAACTTGTCCGACGAACTCGAGCGAGAAATCCTAGTGCAGGCACTGCACACACAACCTACCAGTGGCACACAAATTACCGGCACGGATATCGTAAACATCATCATGGCAACCGACGGTGCAGACATTCCAACATCATTCAACTTGTCAAACAGCACACTGAGTTACAACTTCGCACCAGACATTGACTCCGTGCTAACCACGCCACTTAACTACTCAACCACATTAGATGTAAACGGCTTGACACAAATCCAACAAGTAGCCGACCGTATCAGCTCATACACTGCCGAACTATCACCAGTAGAGATCACTGTAAAAACAGCGATTACTTACCAAGACATAACATTTGACAGCACACACCCACACGCTCATGGAATAAAATACTGGCCCAATACCTGGTATGCCAATGGAACAGACTTAGACGTGTATGTTGACTTCTTTGCTACCGGCGGAGTAACACCACACTATTACACTAAAATCGTGGGCCAAAGCCACGAAATCACGCCAGACTACTGGCACACCACTTACCAACTATTGAAAGGCCGCTAATGTCGGGCAGATTTACATTCACCGCAGGCAACACACTTACCGCCGCACAACTCAACACCAACGTCATGAACGGCATTCCCTACAAGATTGTTTGTGGACAAGTAGCCGTTACTGGATCACTTGCTGTTACATTCCCTTCAGCGTTTGTTAGCGGTGCAGTGCCAACAATTACCGCCAACGTTGCTTCGAGCACCAACACCCGAACCAGCGTCACATTCAACACACCAACAAACACGGCCGTAACGTTTTACGTTTGGACAGGAACCACCGCAGCAACCGCCGCAGGAACCGTCCACTACACCGCCATCCAAATGACTTCGACCACAGGAACAGGAAACAGCTAATGAGAACCGTAACTCTTACTTGCGAGACCGATGGTTGCCAGAATAAGAACCTGGCGATTGACGTTGAGACCGACGCAACCCAATACATGTGTGGTGCTTGCATGACCCTTATCACAAACGTGGTGGAGAAGACCGATGGACCAGCCGAAGAGACCGAGTAGCCAGACCGCTCTACTTCTTCAACTCGTTCAAGACGTAGCAGACATCAAAGCCGGTATCACATCGGTAGCAGATCATGAGACTCGCATTCGTGAGCTTGAGAAGGCTCGCTGGTCGAGTGCCTGGCTAACTGGTCTTTTGTCTGCTGGTGTTTCATCCGTCATCGTCGCAATCATCATCAAATCCGTAGGAGCATAAATGGCAACCGCTAGACAAGTAATCAACGAAGCCGTCAAACACATCGGCTACACCGAGACCGGTAACAACCAAAACATGTTCGGCAAATGGTATGGCATGAACGGTGCAGCATGGTGTGCCATGTTTGTGTCTTACTGTATGAACAAAGCAGGTGCAGGGCCACTAATCAAGGGAGCGCAAACCGCTAAGGGTTCGGCTCAGGTGTCGGCGTTCGTTCGTCACGCTCAGAAGAAGAAGTGGGCGAAGATTGCTCCGAGCAAAGCAACCACAGGCGACATCGTTATTTTTGACTTTCCAGGTGGATACGAAACCGACCATGTTGGCTTTATTCGTAAACCATCGGGCAAAGGTGTGATTTACACGATCGAAGGCAACACTTCTGGTGGTGCTGGTAGCCAGTCCAACGGTGGTGGCGTTTACAAGCGTGACCGTTCGTTTGGTGTCGTTCACTCTATTTGGCGACCACCATACGACTTGCCAGCCGTGAAGACCGAAGAACCTGCCGTAGAAGCCCCTGTAAGCCCTGTAGAAGCCCCGACACCTGAAGTTGCACCAGTTGTAACCCCTAAAGCGTTCACACCGCTCAAAAAGGGTTCTAAGGGTTCGGCTGTAAAGCAGGTTCAAACTAAACTTGGTGTTACAGCTGACGGCGATTTCGGCCCGATTACTGAAAAGGCTGTAAAGGCTTACCAAACCAAAAAAGGCATTGTCGTTACGGGCATTGTCGACGAAGCAACTTGGAAAAGATTAGGACTATGAAAAAACACATCAAACGTGCACTAAGAGTTTTGGCGTTTGCCGTCGGCTCGGGAATCGTATTCATTGCAGCAGGTTCGGTCGGTGGAATGTCACCGTTCGACGCAGCTCTTATCGGAGCAACTGGAGCCATCATGGTGATCGCTGTTGCCATCCTGTTTGAATACGCTGGTAAAGGACAAGTCACCGACGAAGCCTTCGACGACGCAATCAACACCGGTATCCAAAAAGTGAAAGCCGACACAGACAAAAAGAAGTAATTGGCATAATGTCGAAATAATTTGCTACAATCCGTTTAGCAGGACCTCCACCTGTTAGAAGGGAAACCAGTCAGTCCCCCTTCCGCTGGCTGGTTTTCTCTTTTCCACGCAACTAGCAAAGGAATCAAAATGGCATTCAATTTAGCCGATTACCAGACCGTCCAGGAACGCATTGAAATCTTCTGGCGTCTTTACCCTGAAGGTCGTATCTTCAACGACATCGTTCTAACCAACGAAACTGAAGTCATTATCAAATGCTCGGTTTGGAAAGAACGTAACCAGCAGTTGCCAGACGCCACCGACTTCGCTCAGGAACCAATTACCAAATCAGGAATCAACGCCACTTCAGCGGTTGAGAACTGTTCCACGTCGGCTACCGGTCGAGCATTGTCTTTGCTTGGTGGCGAACTTTCTCCATCGAAGAAGCGTGCGTCTGCTTCTGAAATGTCTAAGCGTGGCCGTGTGCTACTTGCTCAGGCTCAGGTTGCATTCGACAAAGGCGACCTGGATGAATTGCGTGAGCTTTACACCGATTCCAAAGAAGCATCTGTTGATCCAGTAATCATTCAGCAAATCTTGACGCTGGGTTCACAACTCAGCCAAAAAAAGAACACGCCTGTCGGAAAGGAAGAAACGACAGACGTGCAGCCTAATGGCTCGGCTACCGCAACAGAAGCCGTCTAAGGAGAATCTTACTATGTCAACGATTGAAATGACAGCCGTTCTGCACCATAGCAGAGCCGTAGGAACATCCAAAGTGATTCTTATGGGAATCGCTTACCACATGGGTAAAGACGGCTTGAATGGTTGCTGGCCGTCTCAGGGAACTCTTGCTGAGTATGCGAACTGTTCAACCCGGCAAGTGCGTCGGGCTATAGATCAACTTATTGAACTGGGTGAGATTGAGGTCGATGTTCATGGTGCTTGGGCTAAGGGTTCAGCTGCACAAACTAACGTTTATTATCTTGCTGATTTGTGTCCAGATACGTGCGACGGAACTATAAATCATCGTCGTTCGGTGCGGACATTTAAGGTAGCAAGTGCGGACATCTACGGCACATAGTGCGGACATATTTGACACTAAGTGCGGACACCTATGTCCTATAAACTATATAAGAACTATAAATGAACTGTTAAGAATATACTTAATAGGAAATCCAACAGAAAAGGAACAAAGGAAATGGCAGCAAAAATCACAGTGGCCGGCACTCTCCAGGTAAGCAAGACGGGTAGCACTTCAGTTGTTACTTTGTGGGATAAGACCTACAACGAGAAATTACAAAAAGACATCAAGCAGGCTTACAAGCTGTGGATGAATGTGCCAGCAGATTGGACTGAAGGAACGTTCGTTGAAGTGAGTGGGCTGTTGTCTGTTCGACCATCCACCAACATGGACGGCACACCACGCACATACGTCGATTCAAAAGGCAACACCATCACCGCACACGATCTAAACATCAACGATGTTGAAGTAATCCGAGTAGACATCAAGACCGGTGCAGACACCAGCAACGTTGACATGGACGATGTCCGCAAATACGGCACACCACTCATGCAAACCATCCTGGACGACAACCCGTTCTAATGCACATCGACTTACTTGTTGAAGGGAATCCTGTTCCGCAGGGTTCCTTTCGGCATGTAGGGAACGGCCGCATAATCTCAGCCAACCCCAAACTCAACGCATGGCGAGACACAATCGCCCAGCAAATAGCCACACAAACCCCTCACAGGCTCATAGAAGCCCCAATACGTCTCCAACTGGTATTCACCCTGCCAAGACCTAAAAGCGTCTCTATCGGGCGTAGAGCCGTTCCAACAACTAAACCAGACCTAGACAAGCTCACACGTGCCGTAATGGACGCAATCAGTCTCGAACGCTATTGCCAAGTCATCAAAGACGACTCACTCGTCACCGACCTACACGCCGCCAAACGCTACGCAGACCACACAAAACCCGGTGTCTCCATCATGATCACTTGGTAACAATCCGATAACGACGCAATTTTGGTATTTGACAGAGCAAACACACAGGCCACAAACTGATACAGCAACACAAAACCGCAAACAAGCAAAGGAAACAAATGAGCAAACTAACCGCCTACCGACTAACCAAAGTCGCACTCACGATCTGGTTCATCACCTGGTTCATCATCGACAACCAAATCGGCTACCTACTCACCGCCCCATACATCATCGCCATGGGTGCACTACCAAGCAAGGTGGCTCGCTAATGTGCAATGGAATGTTACCCGCTGGAATCGCTATTGAAGCAGTAGACGAAGCGAGACAAGCCGGTGTGCGTCGTGGAGTAAACGCTTCCATCGAAGTAATCGAAGCAATGCTTGAACGCCACCGCAAAGGCTCATCAGGCCGAGCAGAACTCGAACTGGTAATCCACAAGCTACGCAGCCTAACCATGGAACAGGTGGAAGGCTAATGGCTATCAAGAAACTCAGCAAAGAGAAGCTGCAACTTGTCGAAGCCGAACGGCTTACCTGGTTGAAATGGCAAAACAAGTTAGCCAAAGAGACCAAGTTCTCCGACACATGGTTCATCTACCTACGTGAACGCAACGCTAGTTACGACATACTCATGCGACTAACAGGCCTAAGCCGGTCTCGAGTAGACGACTTGGTTTACAACAAAGTAACCACCGCAACATTTTGGCTCTCCGATGGAACCATCCGAAAGGACCACCCACATGAGTAACGTCATCACCACCAACGCCATGGCCCGACTACAAGGCGAACGTGCCGAACGTCAACGCACCATCTACGCATTCGAAGCACACAAAGCAGCCATCCAAGACCGACTAAAGCACACACAAAGCGACCTAGTTCGCCAAGCGTTCGTTTTAGCCATCATCGAGATCACTGAACTGCAAAGAACATTGGAGAAGGCATGAACGAGCCACGACCAACCCACACCGTTGAAGAGTCAATGATTTGGCGTAACGGTCGTAACAACGGAATCCATGAAGAGCGTGGACGCATAGTCATAATCTTGCAAGACAACATTGCTGACGAAGATTTGTATCGAACGCTTATCGCTGCAATCAACGGAGACGACAAATGAGCAACAACGACTACATTCTGGAAGCCGTCAAAGGCGAACCAAACAGTCTCACATCAATAGCATTCAACACAGGTGTAATTACTGAACGCCAACGTGCAATCAGAATCATTGAAACGCACCTTGACGAAGAGACCGCAGCCGAGCTTGTGTTTTTACTTAGAGATAGGAACGTGCTATGAACAACCACCCAATGTTCGACCAACACCGCTACTCAGTCAACGACCTAGCGAAACACATCGTCATGTATGACTTTGAACGCACCGGCTGGCTTGATGTGCACGTAAACCCTGACGACTATGGTGCAGACCTAATCGCCACCAGCGGTCGCACAGGAGCCAAATGGACTATCGAAGTGGAAGTGAAGCACAACTGGGATAAAGGGCCGTTCAAATACTCCACGGTTCACATCTCAGCTCGCAAAGCAAAATACAACAACCCACACCACATGCACGTCACCATGAACAGTGCCTGGACACATTACCTAATCATTCCGCCTAGTGCTTTGAGAGAAGCCAAACGTGTAGTGAAGTCCACAATCTACTCCGAAAACGAAATGTTCCTAGAGATCCCAATCAGCGAATGCCAAATCATAGAAAGAGAAACAACATGAGCAAACTAGACCACCAAGCAGAAGAGCTTGTGCAAGCCTTCAGCAACCTAATCAACACCGAGAACACCAAAGCCCGGCTAGACGTGTTCACCATCATCAAGGACGGCCACGAAGCCGAACTAGACCCAGTAGAGATTCTGAAGAACCTTCTGGACTGGGTGAAGGGAGACAACAAGTGAAAGACCTAGTTGCCTACGCTTTACTCATCTTCGCCGCACTCGGAGCCTTATACGCCATCGGGCTAATCGTTGCCTATGCTTTGCTACCCAAAGACCTGAACGACGACTACGAATGCCACTG